TACACGAGCATCAGCACGAGCATCAGTGTAGTAAAGGTTGGTTGATCCTTCAGATAGATCATCGGTATCAGCAGCAGCAATTCTTGCGTCTGCCCTAGCATCTGTATAGTAAAGATTGTTTGATCCTTCAGAGACTGTATCAGTATCACCCTGAGTATATGTCAATACACCAGTGGTGGAGTTGTATGCTAGTTGTGTGCTGTTCTCAGAGATAGCAGCTCTTGCTCTAGCATCTGTATAGTAAAGGTTACTACCTTCACTAAGGTCTCCAGTATCAGCAGCAGCAATTCTTGCATCTGCTCTTGCATCTGTATAGTATAGATTGGTTGATCCTTCAGCTACATCATCAGTATCATGGTTAGATAGAGATGCAATGGTAGTTGGTGTAGTGTATGAGATAACACCAGTACCACTGTTGTATGATAGAGATCCAGTTGCACTGATAGATGCTCTTGCTCTAGCAG